GCTCAACGGTCACATCAGTGAAAACACCAGACTGCACCTCCTCTGGTTTGCTGCCGTAGCGGTAGAGGCCATCAGCAGGCATCACGTCGCCACCATTCCAGAGTGCAGGGGCAACAGTGAATGTGCGGTGACTGCCAGCTGAGTCGATGTAGTGCTGGCGGATGATCGCTACCTGCGCCTGCGTGAGGTTGGTGTAGGTCAGCGTGATCCGATAGTTGCTCTGGCGCAGGCTATGTCTAAACAGCACCGGCGCACCGTTCTGCGTCTCCTCTGTTGAGACGTTCAAACCGCCAAGGTCATAGCTGACGGAGTTGGGCTCCAGGTCGGGGAAGGCGGTCATACCAAGTACGGCGGCAGGAGCTGCAACTCCACTGTGGCGCTGATCACGTCGCAGGTCTCATCAATCTGAGGCGGCGATAGATAGCGCCATAGGTAGCCGGTGGGGAATGTGACGTTGGTGGCCGTGAGCAAGCTGCTGGGCAGATCAAATGGCTCAAAGGTGCCGTGAAGCGCGTAGTGGCTGATGATGTTGAATTTCTCCGCTGCGGTGAGCGCCGCAAAGGTCATCCGCAAGATGTGAGCCACGCTGGCGTTACTGTGGCGCACGCTGGCCTCATAGCCATCGAGCACAGCAAACTCGCTGCTGGCATTGCTGCCAGGCGTGTAGGTGCGAGAAGCGGGCTGTAGTGACGGGAAGGTGGCCATGGCTATTCAGGGCATCCAGGGACTGGATTCGTTATCGCGCCGCCGTCATATGGCCTGACAATCACATTAAAGTTTTCGTAATCCCATACGCCGAATGGCGGTTTTCCGTCTGAGACAGTGGCAAAAACAGGAGAGCCTGAGCTGAATGTTATTTTAACTTCATAGAAGGAAATAACGCCGCAGGCGTCTGGTGTGCCTGGAATCAGCTCGACGCCAGTGATATTGTTGCTTGTGTTTTGATACTTGAAAAACTCAGGTTCTGATACCGTCCTGTATACAGTGCAATTTGACAGCACTTCGGATTGTGTCATTGCAGCCTTGTAAACTATGATTCCTGAACTGTTCCATCCACCTTTGACGACACATGGGGCTGTAACTGCTTCGGTTTGGCCAAGTATCTGCGACGACCCCCAGCCGCTTGCAGTCGATGGATCCTTGCATCGTCCAGTTGCCACGATGTAATGATCAAGCTCATCTGTAGTAATCGACAGATCCCATGATCCACTGATCGGCTCGTCTTGACAGGAGATATCAGTCTCGATGCCTGTATCTTTGTTGATCTTGCTCCAGCAAACTTGGCCGGCGCAGGTGAAATCAGAATCTGAGATCGATAATGTGTCGCCAGATTTAGGCGCACCATCAACACCAGAACCGCCGGTGATGTATCCGACTCCGCTCTGATCCAACGATTGCTCAAGCGGATCAGCTGGATTGTCCCATCCGCCAATCGGAGTCTGCCCACCACTGGGCTCCCCAGCAGGTTGGCTCACATCTGGGCCAATCGGCGGATAGCCGCCAGTAGCCCACTCATCATCGGTGGGCACATCAAAGTCCACTGTCGTATCGTCCAGCCCTGGCGTGTCATCAAAGGCTGGGTAATCGATGCCACCGCTACCCACATCAGTGCCCGGTGTTGAGCTGTTGTCATCACAGCTGTAGTCACTGCGGCCTGATGCAATCACTATACCGGGTGCCGTTGCGGCGGCCACCTCAAGAGCCACCAGGCTGCGGCCTTGTGCATCAATCGGGAAGTGTGTCAGATCAAAGATGCAGGCACCGCCGGCAGTTTTCTCGATACGCTCAATCTCATAGAGGAAGTCGTGATAATCCAGCGCTGCAACGGCCGTTTCACGCCGTAGCCTCACGCGCACGATGTCGCCCTGCGTCAGCAAGCTGTTGTAGTTGGCTGGCCGTACCTTCAGCCGCAGCGTGTGCGTGATGAACTTGCGCCGCGCCAACCTGTAAGCACCAACCTTCACCGCGTGCGTTTCGCTGGTGCAATAGCCGCTCAGGTCATACTGTTCGAACGGGCCAGCCGTTGCCTCGCCGCTATAGCTGATCTCAGTGGTGCGCGGGAATCCGATGTCTGACTCTGGCTGTTGCCGCCACATCATCTGCAGCGTGACTGGGATCCGATCGGCTAGCGGGATGTACTGAATCTCAAAGCCATCCGGCAGCAGGTGATCCTCGGTGAATGTGTAATCCCAATCAATCGCCGTGGTCTTGATCGTGTGATCAACATTCACCGGCAGCCGTGGCCTAAAGCCGAACTTGCCGTTCAGCTCCACCAGGCGCAGCAGATAGTCGTTGCTGATCTGCTCAAGCCATTCATCAAGGTTGAGGCTCTCCTGAAAGACGCCATTGAAGTGCAGCCCGTTTGTCTCGGTGAAGTTGGCCGCGGCCAGCATCTGCGTTGTGTCGATCAGGGTGCTCGGGATCCGGCCCGACTTGTCCATCAGGTAGAGGGCCAAGTCGATCACGTTGTTGCTGGGCCCCAGCGTGCTGTCGATGATCCGCGTGATCTGGATACCCTCACGCACAAATACATGGAGCTGATGCTCCCATCGTTCGCTGCCGTCCACAAACGTATTGACGCAGCTCATCGTCGTCATATCTTCGTAGCGCCCGGACGTGCCGCAGTAGTACGGGCAGGACCATGGATCCTTGCCGGCCACAGTGGTGACGAAGTTGCCAGGCGTCCAAGTGCCAGCCCTGCGGTCATAGGTCTGGCTCCAGGTGCCTTGCCGGCATGGGCCCACAAAGCAATCGGCTAGATCGATCTGCGGCAACTCACCTTCACTAAGCACCACCATCGTGCTGACGGTCAGTGCGTTGGTGGTGCCATCGTTCTGATAGCGGGCTTCTGTGGCGCCCGGGGCCACCATCACGCCACCATTGCCTGACACACGGCGGCAGAAGACGATCGGCACCGGATCGCCGATCTTGTAGGCCCGCTGCTGCGCCGTCAGATCATCAGCAGCCTGCGCGGCGGCCTCCACCAGTGGCGGATCAGCCAGGCCGCTCTGGTAGGCCAGCAGTGACAGCGGATCGGAGATGTTGAGGCTCATATCCGCAGCGGTGATCCGATCTGATAGGTGGTGAATTTCCTAGGCGGCACCTGAGCGCCGACTGGTGACAAGCTACTTCCGAGCTCCACATCGAGCCTCGTGAACGTGCCTGACACGTCGATCACTTCAGCGGTGTAGGACGCGATCAGGGTCTGGCCAGCCTGCGGTGCTGTGTTGTCTAGCCGGCTATCGAACTCATAGATCTTGAGCTCACAGAACCGGCCATAGCTCAGCGCCAGATTGAAGGCTTCCACCACGCTGTTGGTGGCCGGCACCGTCAGGCTCACAGACTTACCGCCACTGGCGCCGGATTCGGTGATACCGCTGGCGCTGAATGGCATGTAGGCCCAGCTGGCGCTATCCAGCGTGATTGTCTGGTTGACGTAGTAGGTCTGCCATCTGACGTAGGTGGTGCTGCTGTCAAAGATGCGCAGGTATTGGCACTGAGCGCGGTTGCTCATCAGTAGGCTCCCTGATAGCGCCGGCCGCCATAGGAGCGGCTATTGCGGAAGATCTGGGCGCCGTAGTCCTGCAGCGCCCGCTCTAGGTCGCCGATGGTGACGTAGCGCTGGCCATCCTGCTGCAGCACCGGGCCGGTGGTGATCTGCACGGTTGTGTTGGCTGCACCACCACCAGCAGTAGCGCCAGCAGTGCCGCCATTGGCGAATGCAGGAATCACAGCATCACCGCGAGCACCTGATAGATAGTTGGCTGCTGCTGCGGCCATCTTGCTCTCGGGAATGATGTACTCACGGCCGGCTTCGCCGACCATGGCCAGCGTTGGTTGTGAGACAACACCACCAGCAGCGAAGGCCGGCACCGAGACCGTAGGGATGTTGGGCACATCCGGCAGCGTTGGGATGCGGTTGTAGTTCGAGATCAGCGCTCTAATGCCGCTGGTGGCTTTGTTGATGCCACTGGCCACGAACTGCAGCAGGCTGCGGAATAGCCCTTTGATGAAGTCCACAGCGCTCTTGAACGGGCTGGTCACCACACTGACCAGAGAGCTGAAGCCTGACTTCAGGCCACGGACCACCAGATCGCCAGCATCGATCACCGGCTTAACGAAGATGTCGTAGAAAAACTTGGCCGCGGATTGCACCACTTCACCGATCACCTTGAAGGCAGCAGCGATCTGATCACGGAAGGCGTAGATGGCAACGCCGGCGGCTACAGCCAGCGCAATCCAGCCAACCGGGCCGCTGAACACGCCAACAATCAATGCACCAAAACCCTTTAGGGCCCCCATCAATGGCACGATGGCACCGGCCCATCCTGCGATTGTGGCACCAATGTTCAGTGCTACCAATCCTTTCAGCAGGCCGATCAATGGCGTGATGACGGGGCCCAATAGCGCCCATGCGCCAGCCAACAGGCCCACAGTCACCGTGAGATTCTGAAGCGGCTCAGGTAACTGCTCGAATGCCTTTGCGATCTGCTCAACCAATCCCACCAGCGCTTCAAGCGCAGGTAGCAATGCGATAGTCAGGCGCAAGCCAAGATCTTGCACCTTTTCGGTCATATTCTCGATGCGGTCATTGAAGACTGCTGCCTTGTCGGCAAACTCTTGCGTGAGGCTGGTGCTCATGTTGCGCACCGCGTCACCGCCAGAGTTGAGCATCGGGATCAACTCACTGCCAAGGCG